TCCTGAGGGTTTTGATACCAAAACACAGGGAATCCATCGGCATAGCATGGCGGCTCAAGAGTCGAAGCTCCTATATTCCCATTGATCATCGGAATCGTCTGTAAATCCACAGGTAATGGATCAGGCGAAACGAGTGGGTCTAAAATGAACTCATACCAAGTCTTGTTCTTAAAGATGCGGATATCCTGGGTAGACTGGAGTTGGATGAAATCCTGCAAAAACTGAAGCATGATTGCGTCAGTAAATTGAGGGTCAGAGGCATCCACTCTACCCGTGACATTCCGTAAGATTAATATTAGATCTGCCGCTGACTTAGCCATATGCCTCCGTTAGGAAATTTCCATTAAGTGGCAGGAGAATCTGTTTCTCTCTCCAACTTGCTTTGTCTCTGTCTTAACTTCGCCACCGTTCTCTACTTTCACTTCCGCGAAGATAGGCACAGCTAGACGATTCAAGAATCTGATTACAGGCAACGGAAGCTCATAAGTGCATCCAGGTTTAAGTTGACCTTTCCAGTGAATTTCACTGTTTCGAACGCATACTTTCAAAACGTTTTCTGGTTGGTCAAAGCGCTGGAATTTCACCTTCAATTTCTTATGAAACTCTTCGCCTGGGACTTTAACTGGAATTGGTGGGTCACAACGCGGATTATGCTTTTTGGCCTCTCTGAACGCTCTATGTGCATGGAGATTCCAAAGGCGGTAATCTTCTATCGTGTTAAATTCATGGGTATCAAAATCGAATGGTTTTTCCATTTCGATTTTCTCTTCTTTTGTTTCAACTTTCTTGCTCATTTTTCCTCTAGTTTTTAAGAGGATGGGGACATAGCGTCCCCACCCTTTGGGTTACGCTACGTCACCGCGATTGACGTAATCATTGAACTGCCATGCAGTGAAGTAGATAACGTCGTTATCTGCTCCCATGATGGATGTGCCCAATGTCAATTGGACTAATGGTGGATAGTCGATGATCGCTCTATGCTGGACAGCAGGGCTGACCGGCTGATTGACATCGCCTAACAATGGCCCAATCTTAGTGACTTGGCCGCTGGAGGTATAAGCTCCGACGACCGTGATTGGGATGCCATAAACGTCGTACAACGCAAAAGTAGTGGCCGAAAGAACTCGGACTACATATGTGTTGTTGTTCAACTGAGCTGCTGCTGTGCCGATAATCTTGGTGAGAACGACTCGGTCGTAATCAGAAAGATTATGGTTAGTAGAAGTCGTGACGACGCCAGGAGTAGCACCTGAGCCGGTAATGCCTGTGATTACCAGATGCTCATTGGTGAATCCACCAGCAACTGTGGCATTTGTGATGCCATTAGTCGTTTCGAGGAGTAAGCTTGTATTTCCGGTCGAGCCGTTATCGGCAATCGAACGTAGAATCAAAGAATCTCCGGCAGGGAAATCTCTAAACCAAACGCCTTGGCCTAAAGTTCCTGCTGTTCCGAACGCGGTGTAACGGAACCAATCAAACCTATCAGGTAAGAATGGTAGCGTTAAATTGTAGGCGGCTCCTCCAGATTGAAGGTATCCGCCGTAGCTATTCGTCACTTGGCTTTGCTCGCGCTGACCTGTGAATCGGTTAGCTGTATTTCCTAATGGTGCAGTCATATAAATTCCTCCTTTTTATTAACCTTTAGTGCTTCGTAATGCCACGCACCAGCTATCGTCGAGGATTACGGACCCTAGACGACCCTTCCAGCCCATAGTCTGGCGCTGGTTAAGTGGATCCTGTCCAGCTCCCAACGGCTTTATGATCATTTCCATAGACTGATCGTCGATGGTGATACGGCCGTAAGCGTTAGCAGCAAACAGAAGGTTGTAATAAACAGCAGGAACTACTGACACGTCTTTATAGGCCTCAGATGTCTTCACGAGGCGAACTTCGTCGCATGAGCCATACTCAGCTTCAAGCACAGACTGTTGTCGGGGATAATCCGCAGTCGGCAGGAAGTTGGAGAGGTTTTTAAAGTCCGTACGTAGGTCTGTGGAGATGATCATCCAGTAAGCAGCCCATACAGGAGCGGTTCCAAAGGCGTTTGTTCCTTCCTGATTAGGGGAAAGTTTTTTGCCGTTGTTGCCTTCCAAGTAGTCTACAGCTAATTCTAAGTCTGTAGTTGTGACTTCAGTGATCGCATTTCCATTGACGCCGTTTAAGCAGTCAATTTGTGCGGCTGTAGCCACAAGCATGTTACGAACGATTTTGTCGTAGGTAGACGCCATGTTCTGTGCAAGCATGTCTGCAACTTCGTTTGCAGTTTGGTCTTGAACAGTGATTATAACGTCATCTGATAGCTCAACCACTTTGCCGTATTGGGATACGACGGCAGTGATGTCGAACTTGGTAACTTGCTCAGAAGCAGGTGTAACACCCTCAGTAAGAGGAGTTAACGCGTCAGCAAGGTTGTCAAATCTACGGAAGATAGCAGTCTTACTATTCTTCTGAGGAATTCTACGCTCTTGCGCAAAATACCCGTGGACGTAGTAAGGCTGGTGTCTGTCCAGCAATATGTTGTCGAAGAACAAGTTGACTTCTGGGTCCACTTGTACTGTCGTTGTTGTTCCATTAGCCATTTTTATCTCCTGGTCAAAAAATGTTTTGACACTAGAGACAAAAAAATTTTAACGTCTTTTGTCTCTAGGCTTCGCCTCGGAGGACTTTCTGACGGTATTCACGGAACTCTTTTTTACCCTGGATGCTCTTCAGATATTCAGTTCCTTCAGGCCTTGCAGACTTTCCTACTTCCGTAGGTGATCTAGGCTTTTGGGAGTTCTCAATAATCCTTTTCCCATCCATATTGCTGGATGACGCTCTACCTGCTGGCTTTTCTTCCACTAGGTGAAGGTAATCCTGAACAATCTCATACGCTCTCGCGTATCTATTCTGAGCTGTGTCTACCGATGAAGCCAACCAAGGCTTTTTTTCTAAAATCGGTTTCAAATACTTGTTAATTTTTTGAACAGCCTCAGGATTCATATCTTGATAGAGAGTCTCTAGGATATCTCGCTTAGTGTGAGCAGTTGTTTCTTGAAGGTCTTTCCGTTCCACAATTGCTCGTGGATCTTCTTCTTCTTCAGGTTCCTGCTTAGCAGCTTGCATTTTATTAATGTAAGCCTCTAACATCTGAGCCTTCGCTTCAGCCTTATCGGCTCTCGAAGACTCTTCTTGAGATTTCTTCCTAGTCGCAATCATCGCAGAAAGAGGAACAGTCTTCTGTTCGTCTACTTGATCTTCCTGAGAATCACCGATTGGCTGCTCGGAGACAGCGGCCGCTTGGTCTTGTTCTTCTACTTGGTCATGTTCACTCATTTACAACTCCCGTTGGTTACGCCCGTACACCGGCGACGTGTTTTTGATTACTCGCCCGTTGAGCCGGCGACACTGATGGTTTTTCCTATACTTGGCATGCTGAGTTTGTTGTTAGGGTGCATGACCCATAGCAACTCTCTGGTTCCCTTTGTATTGTCCACCTCATACAAATAGGCTTCCTTCATGACTTCTGGTTGGACATCATAAGCCTTTAAAAAAGGACGAATGGTTGTCTTTCCGTTTTTCCGCTTACACTTAGCCATGCCGAGAATCCAATATTTTTTCTTATGGCTATTCTCTTTCATGAGCTTATCCATAAGGTTTAGATGACGATCCGCCAAGCGCTGTCTCGCAGCGATGTGGATATCACCAATAGAGGGTTCTTTACGGATGGCTTCGTTTAGCATGCTTGGCCTCTCAAACTTTCTTTTTTAGCCTGAGCGTCTTTGCTTGCCATTGCTTTCATCCTGTCTGAGTTACCGTAGCCAGCCCCAATTTGGGATCCTTTTTCGGGAACAGACATTGGATTACCTTTTGTAGAATACTCGCCTTTAGCTGCGCGTCCTGCGCTGCCAGAAGGTGGCTTATAGCCAGGAGATTCCTGACCGCCGTAAGTACTCATGTTGGGCATCATCTTGTTAGAAGATGCAACTCCTTTCATCTTAGCCATATTAAACTCCTGTAGTTATTGGGCTTTTCGCTTTCTGGGCATCCTGAGTTAACTTTTTCTCTGTCAACGCAGCTTGTTTTTGGCTGATATCAGCAGCCAAAGTCATGACATCCAGTAAACGCTTGCGATCCATGTCCTTGATTTCAGTGACAGTTTTTGCATTATCAAGGAGGGCTTTGGCATAGTTCTGTTCTCCTTCGGAGATTCTCTCTCTAGCCAATCCGATATCCGCAAGGACTCTAGCTCTACGCTCTTCAGCCAATGCGGTATTTTGATCAATTTGTGACATCTCAAGAGCTTTCTGGATTTGATCTGCTTCATCCATTTTCTGCTGCTGTTGTTGCTGTTGTTCAGCGCGCTCAGCCATTTTCTCAATGAGTTCAGTTTTACCTTGGAGAGGAGCGGCTTCCATGATGTCTTCCCAAGGAATAGGCGCTCCAAGAGAGACGAGTTGAAGGAGTTGATAGTAGTAAGCTTCTCTCTGAGTTGTTGTCTTAACAGCTTGTTTGATGGCACAGTCGTATTCGCCGAATTGTCCGGAGAAGAATTCTTCTGTAGGCTCTTTATTCGTTATTCTATGGATCTTCCCTGGCTGATAGTTCTTCTGTATGCACTCAAGGACGAGCATCCCAACGTATTTCTTTGTCTGTTCAAGGTTATCAAAAATACCGCGGTTACCTTTAAGGCCATTGCTAGATCGAACTTCTGCGAGTTTTCCCGAAACCTGACTATCACCAGTTGAAGACAACCCAAGCAATTCATCGGAAGCGCCAGGGATTTCCATGATGTTTTTGTCGATGATGTCTTGGTACTGCAAGTATCCTGGAGGGATGTTCGGTGGTGATATCTCTCTAACGTCCGCATTGACGTCGTATCCATCGTTGACCACAATTTGTCGTCCCTGACCGGCTTGCATAAGCATGGTGGGATCCAAAACTGCCCCATTCTTGGTGATCCACCCCGTGTTAATGATGGATTCCATGAGGTCAATGATCTGGCTGTGGCGACGATTGTACTGGCGCTGAGCATCGCGTATTGAACGCACAATGCCTTGAATCTTAAGCTCATACGTATCAATTAGTGGTTCGTGGTAAAGGAGCACCGGCATGAATGGAAAATTATCCAAGCCAGTCGGATCTGGTCCGCTATAGAGTAATTTGCCTCCAACGATGATGTTAAGCTCAACTGTCCGTTTATGGGATGTGATTAACTTCACTTGTGGAGTATTAAGAAGGTCTTTCTTAAGTTCTTTCTCTTCTGCTCTAGTACCAAACCATTCTTCTGAAACGCCTGTTTCTTCATCGACAAGGTACTTTTGAGCCTTATTTATTCTTTTCCAGTATTGGTCATAAGTGACCAAATTCTTAGCAATGTAAGTAGAATTATACTGACGATAGATCCCTAAATATTGATATTTGTTGTCTCTGATACCCGTAGGGATCATATCTATCTCTTCCGGATCAATCCACGGAAGCATAGATTTAACTTGTTCTTTCGAGAGAAGATCTCTCGTAGATGCCTGGTCACAGTCGCTGAGATCCCTTTTTGTGAAATAAGGGTCTAACATTAGTGCGTTGAAAGGTTTCCAGTAAAATTTGATATCACCGTTGACCTTATCTTTCGAGTAGTCCATGTAGATGCCGACGATCGCCAACCCCGTCTTAAGCGCATGCTCAAAGGCTTCTGAGAAGATATAATCTGCATTTCCTTTGTCGTAGACGTAGTACATAACATTTGAGAAAAGATCTGCCGTGATTTCATCTGACCCCTCAACAGGAGCGGTGACCGTTTGCGTCCTGTTTTCCCTTTCATATCCGGAGTATAGGTTAACCACTCTTCGGATCTTGTTAAGTTCGAGGACCATACGATTCTGTCTTTCCAGCTTAGTTCTCTCAAGATTCGTCCAGTTATCTCCCGCGTATGCGCGCAAATCTCGATAAGCTTGGGCATAGAAAACTCCCCATGTACGATATGCGTCGTAGAAGAACTGCTGCCACTGAAAGACTTTATTGTTGTGGTCTAGCGTGTAGTTGCTTGTTCCGTCTGCTTGAAATGCGTACATCTATTCCTTGATCTGTTCTTTAGAAATTTTTAAATCCATTCTTATGAATTCCATATCTCTTCCAATCCACATTTGGCTTCCGTAGTAAATCGGTTCATTAACCAAGTTTTTAAAGTAATCACTGTCATCTTTGATTTTTTCGATCATTTGATAGAGCTGAATCAGCACACTCTCTCTAAAAATCTCAATGTCCATGACTATCCTTCAAATAATTACTTGTCATCTGTGGCAAATTTTTTTTGGTGCTCACCACACCACCAATCGTCTTCTACAATCGGAAAACCTGAAGTAGTTCCGTCAATCCGTCTGGGAGGGAATCTTCTACAAACCCCAAAAGTGCGTTCGTAAGTAATTCCATCCATTTCATAATCATCTGTGGAGTAGAATTTGCAGGTATTACACTGCGCTAAATCCACTCTTTCCTCATCCGTTTCCATTCTTCTGCCGACATCCCTGACCCACCTACGAGCCTTTGTATTGCTTCAGCTCCGTAGATTAAAGCTTTGGCTCCGTGAGAAGCCCAGTCGTGATAGCTTCGCTCTCGGTAGCATCCGAGCTTTTCGTTCCATTCCTTTCGGAAGTTTTCGATGCACTTGATTCCTTTTTCGCACTTGTTGTAGTCGAAGAAGAATCTTGGCAGGCAGTTTCTGAGGCATTCGATTCCGAAAATCTCATTGGACTGTCTGGGCACGATGTCAACTTTGAGTCCTTGATCCCTTGCAATGTCGGCAAAGGACTTGCCTGATCCCTTTTCTCTCGCTGCCGCGTCATGCGGTAGAAAGTGCTTCTCATATATGTATGGCTTGCTTTTAAGCCATTTGACATAATGTGCCAGGGCTTCATCGCTATTCTCGTAATAGTCGATGCAATGTATTTCCTTCCCGATGAGCTGCCACACCCATATCGCACATGCGTCCCCAATACCGATATCCCAGCTTGTATACGTTTTAGCGTTGTCATCATAAGGGAGATGGCAAATACGCTTTTCATGGCGAGCTTGGCTAATCTGTTTCGCAAAGTAAAATCCTTCGTTTGCAGATTCGAAAGCTTCTTCCGGCGTAGAGGGGAATTCCCTCTTCATGTATTCGCCCATCGTCAGCATTTTTTTCTGATACCACGCTTTCTGCTCTGGTTTTAAAATAATTTGTTTACTTTCTAATTCCTCAAAATACTTCTCCATGTCTTTACTTATCAAGACATTTTTTGAATCTATGACATAATCTGGATGTTTCCACCAAGGAAAGAACCAAAGTTTCCAATCCAGCTTGCCTAACTCTTTGTTTGCATCCTGTAAAGCTTGGGCTTCTTTGCACAGATTAAAGAAATGACCCTCGCGGCCCCTTGCGGTTGACTCGATGCAAACAAACTGTCCGGCCTGTACCGCATTGAGTGCGCCAGAGACGATCTCATTGGCTTTAGAAGGATTCTCCTGACATATCTTGGCAAACTCGGTAATGTGCAAAAGTTGTAAAGTTCCACCTCTAAGAGACGTTGCGACACGGAAGACCGAGCCATTGGCAAAGCGCATTTCATGCACGTTATCTCGATACGCAGGGCACATGTCTCTAACGAATTGGGGCAAATTGTCATATGCGAATTTAACCTTATCAATAAATATTTCTCTTGCAATTGGTTTACTATCTGCAACTATCGCGCAATTAACGTTGTGGTTAAATAAACAAGTATCCAAAAATAGTATTGCATGATAAGTCGTAATTCCAAGCTGTCTAGCTTTTAAAATAATATTAAGATAATGAGGGTTCTTTAAAGCGTCTTGTGCCCAGTTGGGTTCGAAGTCAACAATCATCCCTTGCTTATCTTTGATTTTATAAAGATTACGAAGCCTCCACTCTTTGTCGCCTAAGATTCGAAGTGCTTCATCATGAGTCGCCAGCATTTAGTAATTTCCTCATAAGCGCCTTTGTGATGTATAGTCTTTTTTTTAACACTTAAAGAAAATACTTTACACAACAATTTTCTTTATTAATAAACAAGACTTTGATAAGATAACGCGCGAGAGGTGACACATGAAGATTCAAGTAGACCGTACAAACACGCCTGAGGGCGATCTAGTTTTTACAATCACTGTAAAAGAACCGCATCATGCTTGTTTTGATGAAGTTGAAAAAAACCTTATGGGTGTATTGGATTTCTGTAAAAAAGGCATAGAAGACCTTTCGCCAGAAGATAATAATCTTAGACAAGACGTGGTTTCTCTGATTCATTTGGCTAAAGAAAAAACCTTCAATCGGGTGTTAAATAGCCTAAAATTTGCAATAAAAGAGCAATTAGAGCCTAAATTCCAGCCAATCTGCCAAGAGATCTTTAACTGGATTCATGATCAGCAAAAGGATGTTTTGAAGAATTGGATGAACGAATTCAATACTGAAAGAACGAAATATTACTTCGACAATGATGCGAAGAATAATCAATACTGCCGAGGTCCTTCGACTATTGCGGATGACAAGGTTGACGAAGACGACGATGAAGATGAGGATGACGAAGAATGATAAAAGCGATGCACTACCTGGCAGGAGCCTTATTAATATTAGGTTTTGCTTATAAAATAGATACATGTGTGAATGTTGCTGCTGGGTTGCTGCTAGGCTTCGGCACTGGCTCGTGGATTCAATACAACTTCGAAACCGCAGCTCGTCAGAAAGAGATTGCTGAGCTTTCCGAGCTGATCCATCGTTATCTCAAGTCAAAAACCTATGATCCTAACATTCCGGATAGCAAATGATTAATGATCTCACTGGATGGTATAAATTCGTTAATGAAACCCCAAAGTATGGTTCTTATGTTGTTGTTTTTAGAAATAAAAGAAACAAATACATGATCGCTAAACTTGTTAAATTAACAGCAGATGATGGTGGTGATAAAATTGAGTGGGTAACAGAGCATGGAAATGTTCATTGTCCAGATTGGGAAGATTTATGGTTTCCTTTTCCTAACTTAAAAGTTGAGAAAGGAATCACCATAGATGATAGTTGATTGCATCTCAGACCTTCACGGTTTCAAACCTTCACTTCCAGGTGGCGATCTTTTAATCGTCGCCGGCGATCTCACCGCTCGTGATATGGTTACCGAGCATCTAGGATTTTCGGGATGGCTATGCAATCAACCGTACGATAAAATCGTACTGATCGCAGGCAACCATGATGGAAAGATGACTGACTGGAAACCTATGGAGCAAGACAATCTCAGCTATCTTCAAGATTCTGGTGTGGAATACAAAGGTTTAAAGATATGGGGATCTCCCTGGACGCCCACTTTCTACGATTGGCATTTCATGAAAGATCGTGGAAATCCTATAAAAGTGATGTGGGATTTGATCCCAGACGATACCGAAATTTTAGTCACTCATGGCCCTCCTTTTGGTATCCAAGATCAGGTGAAGTACTCAAGCAAAGCACAGGAAGGAAAGTTTGCTGGATGCGAAGAGTTACGAAACGCCCTGGACCGTCTAAAAAAGCTCAAGCTTCACGTCTTCGGCCACGTTCATGAAGGCTATGGGAAAGTCATTGTTAATGGTGTCATACACGTCAATGCTGCTATCATGGATGAAGAATATCGCCCAGTCAACAAACCAATCAGAGTGGAAATATGACCGAAGAAACGATGGAAGAATTCCAAGCTCGCACGCGCAAGGAGTTTGGCGCCATGTATTATGATCGTCAAGGCAAAGAGATAGAATTGATGGATTGGGGTCATAAATGTGAAGATTTTGACTATAGAATAGTTAAAACGGAAAATATTGATAGATGGCATGTCAGCACTGTCTGGATAGGATTGAATATGAATCTATTCAGGAAAGGCCCTCCAATTATATTTGAGACGATGATTTTCCTATTAGATAAAGATAATCCTGAAAAGGAAAATGATCCCCTGCATCTATACCAAGAGCGTTATCGCACCGAAGAAGAAGCAATTCGAGGACATGAAGAAGCTATGTCGGCTTGTCGTGGACAGCTTTTAATTGAGAAGAGAATTAGGGAACTGGAATCCCTGGGGGTGGGAAAAGAGACGGATTCACAATGAGATCCTGACCAGCTAATGTGAACTGTCCCCCTTGTACATATGGAGTAAAATTGCGCCCATCAATGGGAACTGTGTTCCTATCAGCAAGGTAAAAAGTGTTATCTGTGACTCCCTGTACATAGAATAGTTTATTATTAAGCTGTTCCATGCCTGTTGCAAGAGCAAAAGGAATAGTAATGAACTTAGTAGCTCTAATACTCTGATTATTTTGTAGTCCATGAGCTGTCTTTGTTACTATCATTGGAAGGGTGTTTGTGATACTTTCGGGTGTGAATTGACGATTTGTGAAATGACTTAGACTAGAGTCCGGATTGTTTGGATACGGACTTGCCGGCTGTGTGTCAATGAAATCATACAGCGGCGAAAGCGGATCTTGTGGATTAGGGCCTGAAGTTAAGCTCGTCATTTAACAACCTAAGTAAATTCTTTACATAAATTCATCTTACTGCGAAAACATAAATAAACCAAGGAGTTTATATGGCTAAAGCAAAATCAGATCCAGTCTCAAAATTTGTCACAGGAAATAAGCAAACCAAGGCTCCAAAGCCTAAGAGCTTAACGCCTAAGACTAAATCTACAAAGTCTGGCGACAAAAAACGTGCAGGTGTATTCGGGAAATCAGTACCATACTAAAAAGTATGGTTCCCCCGTCTCCGGCTACCAAAAACACGAGGGCGTTGCACGTCTGCTTTTACTTTGGTCGCCACACCCTTCCCATTTTTATTTTAAAACGCAACGGTTCCAATCGTTTCGGGTTCGACTCGAACCCAAATTAGTAAGCAGCCTGACGCGTCTGACCCCCAAGCGCTTGAGGACTACGGCTATTCGTCTTTTACGCCGGCTGTAAACACCGGATCAGGCATTGTGACTGGGCCGCACACCTAGCTTACTAAATTCTTCAAAAACGCTGCTACCAGCAATTCTGATTCTGACATCTTATCACCGCAAAGAGTACAAATCAACTGATAAGCACTTCGGCCTATCAACATGGTCTTCCCAGCTCCGCAATTCTCGCATACTGGATAAGGCTCATCTCCCAAGAATGTGCTCTTTGCCAGGGCTACGGGATGACTAGATCCCCATTCAGCCTCTAACATATGCCCTCTTATGTTTTCGCCATAGACCAGGCGTAATTTTAGCTCCTGAGTAGGCAAAGTCCAAGATAGACCTTAATTCCTTACGAAGTTTTTTAACTCTTGTCTTTCTCATTCTTCACCTTCCTTTCTTAAAATTGCCATCAAATCCCATAAATTATCCTCCAAACAGGAGATTTTTACTCGCAAATCGTCCAATTTCTGGTCAAATTCAGGGTTTTCTGACGTCCAAAGGGGGTCAAATGCCGATTTATGGAAAATATCTTCATCCAAGATGTTTTTTAGTCTTTCCTGTGCGCGTCCGAAATCCTCAAGCCTTGAAATGGCTGCGATCGGGAATGCTTTCATGGGATCGAGGCCTCTTGCCTTCATGACATCCCAGATATTATCCTGGCATTCTGTCTTTTTCTTCTGTGCTTCGAGGTAAGCCATCCAACGAATCATCACGCGAAGCATTGCTCTGAAAGATTCATCTGGCCGGCAATCGGACTGAACGTACTTCCATCCAAGACGAATGCACTCCTCTAAATCCTTCGCGCAGTCTCCAGAAGGTTTGAATAATTCCTCTTGAAAATCAGGAATTGGGATTCCCTTAGGAGTCGCGCCAATCTTTACCTGAATATGCTCGCCAGGTTTTGTGCATCCAAAATCAGGACTTGCAGGTCCAAGCAAATGTTCGCTTACTCCGGCAATCTTGCAGTGATCCGGCCATTGCTCATATGGCACGCGTTTTCGCATGAGCTGCGTAAAATCATCAAAGGTATCACTGATCTTCTGGTACGCTTCCAGGATTTCATTCTTATAGGCTTCATTGAGTGGTTGCATCTTCATCCTCACATATCTGTAGGGTGGATTCAGATTTGAATCCTCTTCCATCTTCCATTTATCGTTTATGATCAATTCTTCGAGTCGGCAGCCATCTTTATCAACAACTTCTCGTACGACGACTTTAGTGATTGGCTCAGGGAAGTCAATGTGTCCGTATCCTCCGCAGAGCTTACAGTCCCCGTTGCAACATTCGCACATGACATCATCCTTTCATATTCTTCATGAGTTACTGGAATCCAATTAGGTTCTGGAAGCCTTTCTGCGGTCAGATTCTCCCCTTCGGAGATGGGTATGGTAGCGGCATAGAGTCGCTTGAATCGTTCTTGCATTCTCTCTCCAAATACCAAATGGCTTTCTTTAAATCCTGGACTTTGCTACCTTTCTTGCCAGCGCGTAGGATATACTTGATCGCATTGCCTAAATGGAAGCCGAGTTCAAAATCTTCGATGATGTCGATAGACTCGAACTTCTTTCCTTGATAATGCGATGGATGGTTTACAGCTTCTTCTTGTTGAAGAGCGTCTAGTAAACACATTCTATCTTCGCCTTGTAAAGCGGCTTTACATCCATTACATGGACAAGGAATCGGAAATGGAATATCCCTCAGTTTCAAAAGTTCCTGATAAGCTGCTTCCTTCTCTTCTCTTGACATCATCAATACACCACCCAAGAGTTGATCCAATTCATGAAATCCGTGTAGGTGAAAAGCCAATAGAGGACGTAAACCCATCCGCAAAACATATGAAGAATCGCAAAGAAAATGGACTTGTTAATTGCATATGACAGAGCTATTGCAATCACTCCGCCTGGTATGGCACTTCGTCCATACACTCTTGTTGTATTCGACATCAATCTCCGCTCGGCGTAATTCTAAGTTTATCATTCAAGATGAAGTACTCCCACATCGTCAGATCTGGGTAGTACTTCTTCACGGCATTAAATTCTGCCTGAGTCCAATAGTAGCCTATGATCAAAGCTATTATAAAGAGCCAGATACGCCACATTACTCGACCACTGGCGCTGGTTCTTCTACTACTGACTGTGGTTGTTCAACTGGCTGCACTGGCGGTTGCATCGCCGGCATCGGGTTGACTGGAGGTAGCACTGGAGTTACCAGGATATTAAACTGGTTTCCAGCAGCTACGCCCATTCCTTGGACTTCAAGGAACTGCACAGACTCCGGACGGAATACGGCTTTCAAAGCGTCGATTCCTGCTTCATCACACAAAAGTAAGTATTGCTTCATGCCATCTCCTTGGTCTTCTCTTGAATCTCGATTTCAATTTCATTGACTTCCACTAGGCCGTCAATCTTATAAACTTTCACAATTCCTGGCGCATCGCGGAATGCTTGCGCCACATCCAGAATAGAATCAGTAAAGATCGACGTAAACACATTATCTCTACGATTGCCACACATTGAGTCTTGGCCTTTTAAAAGAATTAAATACATTATTCGTCGTCCTCCTCATCGTCTTCTTCATCTTTCTGCTCTGGAGCTGGCGCCCCTTGAGCAAGCTTTTGCTTTAGACCATTAAGCTTCTGAGTCACAGTCTTGCGCTCATCTTGAGCTGCGATATAGCGCTTCATGCACGACGTCACAGTCTCCAAAGCTTGCTGCTCTTTCTGTTTAAGATGCTCTTCTGCATCTGTGTAGACCTTAAAAAGGTCTTTCAGCTCTTCGCTGACATCTACGCCTATCACTTGTTTACCCTCCTGCCATTGTTTCTTCAAATCTTCTCCAAATCCTCTTAGGAATGAATCCATCATTATATTCTCCTTCTCTGTTGATCTTAAGTTTACCGTCCAAGAGTCATTTAGAATCTTGTTGTTGTTCCCTTGCTTATACCCCATCGGCTGAGGAAAACCAAGTAAAGCTTTCACTAGAATATCTAATTGTTCCTCTGGAGGCAATAGATTATCGAACCTTCTGAAGATCATCGTAGGCATCGGAGTGCTTAATAGCTTCGGATCGAAATGTTCTAGGATCTCCGGAGGTCTAATCTTCTTAGTAAAGCTTTGCTTAGGAGTTTTGGGTTTGTATCTACGGAAGATGCACGGCTTACCGTTTCTCATTCCTGGCGTGTCTACAGCTTCCAATTTCCAGTAGGCATCGCGTACGGGTGCAGTCCCAAAGCGCTGATATTCAGAATCGCTCTCAGGATCGTGATCTCCCCAGAACTTATTCCATCCAAGATAAGCTTGGCGATAAACGTCCTCTAAACTTTCCTTTTCACGCTTCGCTGCCCAGCCTGCTCGCTCTCGCCATCCAAGGATGTCTTTCTCATTGATTGTCCATCTAATCGTCGGCACTTCCTTCCCTCTCTTGTAGTCGATTTCCATCATCGCGCTTCGGCGCTTATTCAGTTCGAGCTGAAGATCTCTTAGACTATTCACCTCTAGCCTCAGAAAGATCTGCTCTTAGTGTTTTCAAACGTTGTTCTTCCTGATTTAGAACTCTAATCCAATCAATGTATTGAATAAGATGGCTATGCTTTCTTCCTAGCAGGCTCTTATCAAAAGCTTCCTTGTCAGCTTTAAACTGATCCAACATCGCCTTATGATCATTCAGTCTTTTTAAACAGTCTTCCACGTTGTTAGTCAAAGCTTTACCCCTTTTGGCTAAAGGTTTCCAGTCGGTTACATTTTGTAATCTACTGAATATCATAAGGAATTTTTTATAGTAAAGAATTATTTTACTTATCCGGAAATTCCGGATAACTCAGGGACATGTCCCTTAAATGTCCCGTCCCTGTCCCGTGTCCCCTTACATGAAATCTCTCCACGACATACCCAGGCAGTCCATACAGTTGCCGCAAGGATTCCGCTCACAACAGCAAGAGCACTCTTCTTCCTCGTCTTCATCCGGATCAAAATCCTCATCCTCTTCCTCTACAAGATCCTTACCTTGCCAGCTATCTAAGTCCGACTTATCCCACTGACTCCAGTAAGGTCCACACATTAAGTATTCGCCTGGTTCGAGTCCGGTTCAGGATCTACATGGCTTGCCGTAGATTGTAGGAAGAAACACACCTGCGCGTCCTCTAAGCATCTAATCTTCCTCTTCAGTCTCTTAACCTCTTCCACGATGGAAAGCAGCGCTACCGGCAAGCTAAACTCGTCCTTAAGGTAATCCGGTAGCTTATCACTACTAAACTCGTTCTTATACTTAATCACCATCTCATCATGCTGTTTCTTCGCGCTCTCCGCATGGCGGTAAAACGTCTCTTCCAAAAACTCCAGCTCATATCTGTCCATCACTACTCCCCTTGTAAATAGGTTTTTTTATATGACAATAAATTTTTTGAAAAGAATTTTCTTCAGCTAGTAAGGAATCCTTACCAGTTCCAGGAGAGAATGTGAAAAGTTTTTATTTGTTTGAGAAAAGGATTTAGATGTGACCGAGGTCTGGGATATATATATTCATAGTACCGGTTCTAGTTAAGGACACACACCCACCCTTCATTTCTGAGGTTTAAACGGGGCTAGGGGTGTCTAGGTCGATGGTAACTAAGGGTTGAGTAACCAACCGATTGGATAGAGCCTATATGATATGCCCTCACACTATAGCTATGATGGCTCGGCAGGGTTCTTACTCTTATTCACTATGAAGTCAAAGGCTGCTGTAGCTATATCCTTAGCTGCATTCTGTGCCTCTGATTGTTCCCAACCTCTATGCTTAGCCTGTGTCTTTAACACAAAGAGTTGCAAGGTTGTATCATTTGAATCAACCGCACGTTGAAAGACTGATTCTTCAAGCTCATCAATCTGTCTTTCTCTGCAATCCTTTAGTAGTTGCTTGAGTTCTTCATCTTTGTCAACGTTGGCGCGTATCGTGCCACGTGTTGAGCCTAACGCATCTGCAACGCGTGATAGGTTGCCTGAGGTCTTAACGATGAGATCGGCGATGCTTTTCTTATCAAGTGGAATACCTGGGCGAGGCTGTTTAGCTTTTTCGCCTAGCTTATTACCTTTTTTAGTTGATGGAAACCCAGCCATGTTATGCTCATGTTTTAGTTATGCTATACGCCTCAGGCCGGCGAGGGCCTTTGCTCAAGACTGATTATACTAATCACCTTAACATATCAAACGCTTTACTCGTCAAGTCTTTATTTTAATTCATGTATTTTCACCATCAAGCTTGCGTTAAATCATACCACATGTTATATTACATGGTATAACAGCGAAAACGATTAGTGCTTAGTGATAAGATCCTAAGTGACGAAAGAAGAGTAAGTGTTATGTGTGTAGAGAGTAAAGCTTAACGTAAACAATAGAGGGATAACATGAGCGCACTAGATAAAGAAATGAAAGAATGGTTGTTAGAATGCTTTAGCGATGAATACGACCAAGAACAGATTGAAGAATTGACACACGATCAATTAGTGCGGTCAATTAATAGATACTTTGATGGTGGTATGAAGGCATTTGTTGCGTGTTCCGGTTGGGTAATGGTGGAGGCGTAAGATGGAATTAGTTTACCTAGAAGATATGCTGAGTGATGAAGCTATAGAGGAAATATGCCAGTCAGGTAGTAATGACGAGGCAGTTAAGAAATGGACAAATGAATATCTTCATGAGATGGGGCGGTTAAATATCTGTCCTTTTGCTTGTAAGAAGATGTTAGAGGGTTATGACTTTGGACCTGTTGAGGATAAAATGGAATGGATGGAGCGTGCAATATGGTGCGCTGCCTGGAATGTATTTGAATCAAGTAATCAAATGGAGATGACACAATGAGATATACAAAAGCAGAGATTAAAGGAATGTTCGGAAGATTAGCAAAAGCAATGGGCAAGCGTGAAGATGCCGGCAGTTATAACGGTTTGTGCTTGGATTATGCGCCTATCTACGGCGGTTATGTGATTGAGGAATTAGGGCCGGAGGGCGGTTGCAGTCATCCATTTGGAAGTTTAAGAAGAAGTGGGCGTGAGATGTATTTATCAATGTATATGGCAGCTACAGCGCTTGAAGATTTGAAGTGGAAGCAAGAACAGTTGAATAAATATGAGGTGGTATCATGAAGCCTATCAAAGAGTTAATTTGTTGCTGCTGTGGAAATCAGACATCCGGCCGGCAATGGTGGAATAGGGATACTGGATACGGTCTTTGTGTGAAATGTGCTGAGGTAATCAGCAAGAAAGAGGATGAAGAAACAATGAAATCTTGCTACGGCGAGAAAGGGAAACATTATGCAATTGCTAAGTAAAAGTGTGGGCGCTCGTTACGCCCCCACTGAGAAAACAACTAGTGATAGGAATCATAACACGGCATTAAATGGATTACAAGCCTTAAGAGATATCGCGTGGCAACACGCGATTAAGTACCGCTGGGATCCGGTTTTGAGTCGAGCACATGAGGAATATTTAAACCTACTCAACGGAATCTTAAAGGAGTGTGAAGCATGAGCAAAGAAGCAAGAAAGGAGCTATGGGAAGATTACCTAGCCTTAGCCGAGAAATACAGTGAGTTAATGCCGGCGCATGAGTTCGGATACAAGCTAATTGAAATCAGCGTTAAAATGCTAATGGACATCGCGCCGAGGCACGGCGTGGCATTAGAAACAATCAAGATTGCTACGGAAGAAGGCATTAAATGGCACGTTGAAGAACGGGCACAACAAAACAAAGGGGGAAATCATGAATAATAGGGAATTAAAAGACTTCTTAAAAGAAACCTTAGACATGGAAAAAGAGTTATATGATTTCTGTATTGAAGCTTTAACAAAGCTATATCCTGAGCATCATAAACAGGCTATTTCAATATTTGAAGAATCATATAACTTTTATGAATATAACGGTTGTATTCAATCGCTTTGCTGCATAGATAGCAGCCTTAAGAGGGAATTGAAACAGCGTGAAGAAATGAAAGAAATACAAGATAAAAAGGAGAAGAAAGATGAATGAAACATGGATTCAAGTTGTAACAATTATCGGTTCTAATTTGGTTATCATGCTAACCTTTTTCGGTGTTACTGTTTCCTTACACAATGGAATGAGAGAAGAAGTTAGAGCAATGAATCAAGAGATGAAGGATTTTCATGGCAGGCTTTGCAAAATTGAAGAGGCAAGGAATGTTAAGCCATAAACAAAAAGAAAAGCTTAAAGCCAATTGGGGCGAGAAGGCTAGTTCTATGGCTTGCATGGCGGAAGTGAGGGTCTATGACCCTCTTTCCCCGTGGGAATGCTATATCTACGCGCTGAATCCTGAGGATGAGGACGAAATAAGCTGTATTATCAAAGGTTTCTTTGTTGAAGTAACAGAATGGAGTTTGAGCGAGTTAGCTAGTCGCTTTAACGTAGAGGGCGAACGTCCTATAATAGATCAAGAATATAGACCGCGCAGAGCTGCGGAACTGTTTAAAATATTAAGCGAATCGGAGTTATATGAACGCAATCGAGATTAAAGATATAAGGGAAAAGCTAGGGTTATCACAAGAAGCCTTAGCGCACTTATTAGGTGTGTCTTTTCAGACAATAAACCGATGGGAGAAAGGCACTTTCAAACCTTCACCCTTAGCACTTGAGAAACTTAAATCCCTAGAAAAAGAGAAAGTGAAATGATATATAGTTATCAAAGCTTTCTTTTATTTACATAAACAAACAAAGGGTAAGACATGAAGGATGTACAATTCGTTAGCGCTGAGGAGCTTACAACATTAGAACATTACGGAGCTGCTTTGCTAAGTTCTATGATCTCATTGAGAACATTAGAGGGCTTTCACATAGCAGCTTTCAATAAAGGATTGCTTGACGATGACGAAGCGGAGACAGGTAAAACAATTTGCTGGGAAATTCAAAGGCTTATGGCTCTTTACAAAACCCAGATTGAAAACATCCTAGATCGCACAGAGTTAAGCGAAGAAGAAGTATTACAGAGCCTAAAGGCTATGATGCCAAATGTTAAAATTCCGCGTAAGCGCAAGAATGTAAAGAAAGAAAAGAAAGATGGGCATGCCACACCAAAAAGCGATCACGTTTGAAGAACGCAAGCAAATCGAAAAGCATATCAGTGCCGGCTTTAGCTGTTGCGAGACTGCTAGACGAATTGGAAGAAGTAAAAACGGCGTAGTCTCTGAGGTTAGACGCGGAGGAGGCAAGCTTTATTCCGCTAAGATTGCCCAAAATCTAGCGGATTCGGTCCGCAATGAGAAACATAGAAAGCTATCAGAAAGAAATAAAGGAAATGTAACCACATTCCGTTTTAAACAACGTATTGAAAACTTAGAAATGCAAGTGGAGATCCTCCACGATGCTATAAAGGAGCTAATGAATAGATGATCAAAAAGACGAAAGATTATGATTTATTCACGTTTAGAGATGACAACCGCGAGAAGATAGACCAAGCGCACATAAAAAGGCTTATTGAGTCAATCACATCGAGAAACTTGCTTGAGTTAAGACCTATCATCGTTAATGAGAAAATGGAAGTGATAGACGGCCAACACCGGCTATTAGCTGCTAAACATTTACAGGTTGAAATATACTACCAGCAAGAAAAGAAATTGGACGCTGCGGATATTGTCCGCATGAATATAAGCAAGCCTTGGACGATGGGCGACTATCTAAATTTTTACTGTCATCATCAATATGATGAGTATAAGAAGCTTTCAAGCTTCATGAAGCAACATAATTTAACTCTTAAAGTAGCGTTGACCATAGCACTTGGACAAGCGCGATTAGGGTTTTATGAATTCAGAATGGGAGAATTTAAGTTTCATGAAGAATCGTTAGACATCGAATTAGATGTATGCTGGGACTCAATAAACTACATAAAGAAGATGAACGGATTCAGCCCGTACACCTCCTCAAGTAGATTCTGGAAAGCTCTTTTAAAACTGATTAGGCATCCAGAATTTGACGAAACAAAATGGCGGTCGAACATGCAAAAGATGATTGATCATTTCTCTCCGAAAGCGCGAACAGAAGATTACGTGAATATGATACAGACTGTTTATAATTGGCGCAATACTTCAAGAATTAACTTAATGGATGATGATATATGAAATATTTAATTTACTTGCGTGTATCAACTGATTTACAAGATACAGAAACACAATTAGATCATTGCTTAAGATTCATTAAGCAAAGAGATAATACAAACTTTGAATATGAAGTATTTAGAGATAAAATCACCTCTCGAAAGGAATTGTTTAAAAGAGAGGGTGGTAAAGAAATGTTTAGTAGATTAAAGCGCGGAGATATTATAATCTCAATCCGTTTAGACAGGATAGCTAGAAAGCTTTACGAAACTACACAGCTTATTGATGTCTTAGATAAGGCCGGCGCTGAGATCTTGTTAGTAGATCAGCCAGGCATTACAAACAAGATTATGCTAGGCCTTTATGCCGGCATGGCTGAAGAAGAAGTGAAACTATTGCGTAAGCGCGTGAAAGAGAAGCTTGAGACTAAGAAGAATCGCGGAGAGAGATACTCGCGCTTTCTGCCTTATGGCTATGGACTTCATGAAACAAAATTAGTGCCTATTAAAGTCGGCGATGAAGTGGTAATGAAGCGAGGCGTGCTTGTTCCAATATATGAGGAACAAGAGGTACTTGCTCGGATGTATCAATTATCTGCTGAGGGTATGAGCCATCAAAGGATTGCGAAGGCTCTAACTGAGTCGGGGTATATGAATCGGGAAGGGCGTCCATTTCAAAAGATGAGCATTTACCGCATTCTTTCCCGAAAAGAGAATACCACGTCATCGGATCAACTTCAAGAGGCGATAGCAGCTCGCTAGTCTCATTAATAATAATAATAGTTTTCGGGTATGGGTGGTAAAGCTTTACGCTGTCACCCAGACTCACTTTCTGGTCGCCATCGAAGCAAATACCATCCATACAATCGAGATAAAGCTTTATGAAATTATCTGTATCAGGCTTTTTCTCGTGCTTGAGCAGACCAGATAAATAAAGCGGTAACATCCGTTTCGGAATGCTCTTAGGAATAGGCATATGGAATATAAAACTAACACGGGGATGCCTAAAAAGAGGATAACGAATATGTTTAATAGCAATGATCTCTTTGAGTTCTGCTTTTGCTTTTTGTCTGGGGTCATAAATCCTTCCTATACCGTTTCTTCCTGAATACTTCATTCTAATTTGCGCGATTGGATCGCCTGGGAGAATGAGTTTCATTCGCCCTCAATGCTTTTAAGATCAAGATCAAGTTGAACTTCTTGTTCCTTGTCTTTACACATTTGAAGGCCGACTATATTCGTTACCCATTTCTTGACAACAGGATCTTTCTGAGCTTCTTCGTTTATGTCTACCCATTCATTCCATTTATGGAGAAAAAACAATGTAGCCATAAATGTTTGCTCTGCAAACATATAAATATCGTCGGGGGGAATATTGCGTTTAAGATACTCAACATTCTTCTCGAACTTCTCTTTCATTTCTTCTTTGTTCACCAGGCAACCCCATTACATCAAAATAAATATGCGTACCCTCTGAGTCAGTTTCCTCATGGACTCTGATTATCTCGCGCCCATTGCGTCCGAGTTTATTAGCCTTCTTAGTAATATAATCAAGATCGGCTACCGAGAGCCGATCTTTATAAGTAATCGCGTGTTCGTGAAGCATAAGCCTCCTTAGAATGGCATTTCATCGTCATCTTTGACGACGTCTTCCTGTTTCATTTCTGGATTAGCAGCCAGAAACTTATCTATAGCACCCATAATTTGATTACGGAATCTATTTTTTACACCGTCATTGTCGAAGGTAACAAGGTCAGTGTATTTTTTCTCGCCCATATCGTTAGTGAATTCCTTTGCAGGCATTCCAATCCAACGATTAGCGCCCTTCTCGAAAATCTTGATCTCATGGAGAGTCATTTTCCAAGGAATGATGTGTACATCACACGTGGCTAATAGACTTCCTTTATTCACTGGATTAATATTTTGTACTTCAAGCATAATGTCCTCCTATAGGATTGTTTTTTGTCTTCTTGTTTTGCCTTCAAAGCCAAATATCTGTCCGGTCATGATACGATCGGACAGAGCTTCACCACAGAAGGCACTAAATTTCTTAACCTCAAGATTGGTCGTGATGACCGTTCCTCTTGCTTTCCATTGCAGACGCGTGTTAATCACGTCCATAAAGAACTCTAAAAACTTAGGGTTAGGCTCTCCCGTCCCAAAGTCATCAATCACTAGTAGCGGTGTAGCAGTCACCGTATTAACATAGTTATTCATGTGATCGCCCTGGGCTACAAGCCAGTTGTTTGACATTTGCTTTTGGGTCGTGAACACGCAGAAGCTAGATTTCCTAGTGAAGAATTCACATATCGCCATAGCTGCATAAGTCTTTCCTGTTCCTGGGTCGCCCCGCATGAGGATGATACCACGAGGAGCAGTAGCAAACTTGAGCATGTAATCGACTTTGCCTTGTGATTGTTGGACGTTTTCAAACTTGACGTCATAGTGTTCGTCTCCGATGCCGTTAATTTCGCAAAAGGAAGGCCATAGGATCGCGCGTTCTGCTTTTGGAGGGTTAGGACTGGTTTGGATATCAGAACTGAGCTTAGAGCCAGCGCAAACGCGTCCGCATCCCCATGCTCGTCTTTCCTTATCGACCATGATAAGAAAGAAATTCTTTTCTCCGCAGAAAGGACATTCAAAATCTTTCGACCATACCGGCGGATCAATGGGAATGAAGCCTTTCTGACTAAAGTAAAAATGCACGAGCTTATTATCTCTATCTGTCCATGTTTCAGCTTCTTTCTTCGCAATATTTGACATTAATTTCATAGTGCACCCTTCTCCCATTCTTCCATTTTGGCGAGACTACGAGCATCGTTAGAGCTAGGAGCAAACTTGCGGTCTTTTGGCGCTGGCTTTGAATTCATCTTCATTTCGAGTTGATCGAATTGCTTGCGAAGGTATTCGGCTGGGTTAGGTTTAAACATTTTATCGGCCCAGAAATGATCAGCTAAGGCCCATGAAAATACATCAATGACGAGCTGAGGATCTCGCTTATCCAGGCGAAGAAGATAGTCAACATGAGTTAAGAAACCTGAAAGGTTTCGAGGAGGAACGTAGTTCGGCTTTGATCGAACGAGACAGTTGACCATCTGCTCACCGACTTCACGGACTTTAGGCGTGAAGTCTGCCGGCGTTCTTGTTCTTTTGATTTTCTCTTTTGAAGCATCTTTTAAAATCTCCTCGGCTGCTTTCGCAGCCATCGCTTTCGCGATTTCTTCCGGATCAAGAGGAGGTATAGGAGGAGAATCTATACTAGGATCTGAGCTAGTATCTATATTATATGGGAGGGTTCCGGTTTCCTGGAATTCAGGTTTCCGGTTTTCCGGAAGGGAGCCTTCCGGTTTTCCGGAACCCTGCTTTCCGGCGTCCTCTTTCTTAACGGCATCTTTTGGCGATAAAGCTTTCATGATTCGATTACGGCCATTGAAAGATACTTTCTCAAGGAAGCCTGCGTCTTTGAGTTCCTTCATAACCTCATGTAATCTTGAAACTTTTACTCCCAGAAATCTTTCTAAATATTCATCGGATGCGTAACATCCTCCTCTTTCCTCATCGAAAAGAGAATCAATTTCAGCCCAGAGAGCCTTAGCTTGAATGCTAAGATCTGGATGAAGCCAGATTTCACGAGGAATCCAAATCCCCTTAAAGTCACGACTTAACTTGACGGGTAAATCTTTATCTGTCATAATGTGCCTCATAGACGGGTAATAGGTTTATAGGTGGGCAGTTATCGCTGCCCATTTTTTGTTATTTTTCTTTGCGCTTTCGGAAGTACTCTTTGTAGTACTCCGGATAGCGTGCTTTGAATTCGGCACGATACTGCGCGAATTTCTCTTTGTTCTTATCGTAATATTCTCTCATATACAGCCTGCGAGTATCGTCATCGACATAACGATGCTTCCAGGCTTTTGTCTTTCGCTGATAGCGAACATTACGTTTTATCGTGCACATCTTACATTCACTACGCCATCTACCTGAACACAAATAGAAATCCATCACCGCTTCTTTAGCTTGATGACATTGGCTGCAAATCTTTAAATCACTCATGGCGCCCTTCCTTTACGCAAAAGAAACTCTGCCCGTCTTCAGTGTTCATATGTCCTTTGATGCGGATAGCAATGCTTTGTGGCTTATCTGTAGACACAACAAAGCCTAGAGTTTCAAGAACTCTTAGTTCTGGAAAGTCGAGAGTTTTGAGGGTAAAGACTTCACTAGTAGCGAGACGCATAGCACAAAGATCCATCCACAGCCTAGCTGCACGGGTGTTTCTCTTTCCTATGGTTTCGAAGCATTGCTCGCAGCAAACGAAATACTTACTCATCTGCATGTAAGTCCGCCAATGTAACGGAAATACCATTGTTGAATGGATGCCATTCAAGCAAATTTTCACGTGCGAGTTTCTTGATGTTATTACGAAAGGATCGCCAGTCATCCGACATGTCGACGTCTACAAGGTCTTTTGAAAAGAAAATAGTGCCGTCTTTATCGGCTCTATTGACGCAGTTTAGGTAGGCCGAAAGAGCTTCCGGACAATGCCGAGAGACTCTTTCGAGTACTTCTTGTGTAGTGATAGCGTAGATATCCATTCGTCCTCATAAAATAAATTTACTCTGGACAAAATGAAAGGTGATGATGTATTCTCTCCGGTAGATTGGTCCGTCGAGATCGCTGCTTCACCACAACACTGGTAATGTTTGGAGAAGTTTACATCACATCCTTCAAGATGTCACAAAGTCCCCTCTTAATCGAGGGGATTTTTTCTTTGCAAAGTAATTCTTCTTTTTAATTAAGTCTAGTCATTTTTGGATGTGGCACGCTTTTCGCAGGCAGATCCATGTAATGCTTCAACTTTATCTAAGTCCAGATCATACTTATCAAAGATTTTCTTTAACACTTCTTTTTGAAACTCGTCGGAGATTAATTTATCCGGCCAGTAACAATAATTCGTTTTCTTATCCTGAGTGAACCATTTCTCAGGCATCCTAACCCATGCTTTACGGCCTTTCGGGTAAAAAACCAAGTCACACTTCATAACAAGTTCATAATAGCGCACAGTCACGCAGGCGATTTTCGTTTTGCACGGGCGCAGCACGAAATCTAAAACATCGACATTCATAAAATCTCCCAGTTTTTTACAAAAAAAGACTTGTCACAACAGCTCTCATCTGCTACGGTAAAGTCAAATTAAAAATTTAGTTTACAGGCGTTTTCATATGAAAGAGGTTTGGAATGAACTTCTGAGTGGCATAGATCCCGTGTTCCTGAAATGCACAATCCGGCTCGGAATCTTTTTACTCATCGTTACATTAGGTCTTTTATATGTTTTTTCCTGAGGATGATAGTGATGGTTACGTCATGGTCTGCCTGCTTCTTTTTTTATATTTAATCATGAACCTATTGTTACAAAGAAACTTTACATGTCTCTAAGCGAAAAGTCCAGAGAAAATTACCTGAGAGTCACGCATGTGCTCTATCCATTCTCCGGATTGCAAAACATCGACGCCGACGTCTTAGCTCACGCAGCCGAAAGGGGAACGAAAGTTCACAAGATTTGCGAAGGGATTATGGCCGGAATCGGTGAAATTGGCGTAGACGATGAGACATGGGGTTATGTTGAATCCTTCAAGAAATGGTGGGAGAAAGGTGTTGACATCGTAAAGATGGAAGAGCGCTTTTGGGATGATGAACTTCGCCTCACCGGTCAAGTTGATCTCATCATAAATACTCCGGATGGTCTTGCAATTGTAGACCTTAAGACCTCAAGCCGACCATCTAAGACATGGGAAGCTCAAGGCTCTGCCTATGCGTATCTGGCGAAGAAATCCGGCTATGACATCAAGAAGATTTATTTCTTACATCTGAACAAACACGGCAAAGAACCGAAGCTTATTGAATATCCTGTGGATGATTCTTTTTTTTTAGCCGTCTACAGAACCTACATTCACTTCTTTCACAAGGAAAAATAAATGAACAACCTAAACGAAAAAATGCAAGAAAGGCTCGAAAAGTGGAGAAAACACACTTTGGTCGTGCCTTCGGCCGCAAAGTTAAGACCCGAAAAAGCCACAAACCGTGGTGGTAAGGGCGACTATGGCGACGCTCTTTCTATGGAAGAGTGGGAAAACGAAGCTAAGAAGAGTCAAACAAGGAGATGAAATGGAAACAGGACTGGCGGTTAGACCGCAAAGCAATGAGTTGACCGTGACTCGTGCTTCGATACCGTCGGAGCATGAGATGATGGTTTACCATACGATGGCTGAACAGGCCGTATCAAGCAAAATGTACAAAGGCATAGGAGAGAAAGCCGGCGTGATGATGATCATGCTTGCAGCCCGTGAGCTTGGCATCCCTCCCATGCAGGCCCTTAACGGAGGAATTAACATCATAAGTGGGAAGGTCGAAATTTCAGCACGTATGATGAACGCATTAATCCGCAAAGCAGGCCACCAAATTCAAGTGAAAGAGTGTACAGATAATCAATGCGTATTGATAGGAAAAAGATGCGACACAGGAGAGAGCCAATATTCTTCTTTCTCAATTCCAGAAGCTCAAAAGGCTGGATTGATCAAGCAAGGCGGAGGATGGACAAAGTTTCCTAAAGACATGTGCTTTGCTAGAGCGCTTAGCCGTCTAGCGAGACAGCTATTTAGCGACGTGATCGGCATCGGATACATAGAAGGGGAAATAAATCAAGCCGCTGAAATAAAAACTTCGGAAATTTCTGAAGTAATTGCGGAGGAACTCCCTCTAATTGAAGAAGTTGTGGTTGAAAATGAGCAGGAATATATAGAGAAATTTCTCAACCTTTTTGACAAAGAAGATAAACACCATGCAATGCAATATTTGAAAGTGGTGATGAAACACTTTGAATGGAGTTCCATTCAAGCTATCAAAGAGCTTCTCAAAGACGAGAAGAAACTTTTTGATAAGTTCAATGCCTGGAAAAACAAACTCAAAAAAGCGGAGGAAGTATGAAATCTCTAATGTGTTTACTGACGTGTTTAGTCATGGTGGGTTGCACCCAAACTATGACGATGGTTCACACTCAAGGCCAAGCTGACGATGTAGTTGATGAGACATCAAGCGCAAGTCCAACGGTGTCGCCTAACATCTCGCCTGTTCTGAATATTCCGGCATCGGCCGCGGCGGCTATCCTATGATTAAAGATTTCTTATCCAAGAATTGGAAGGTCATAGTTATCCTCGTTGTAGGTGTCGTAATTGCCTATGGATCAGTTCTTTACTTAGGTAAAAACAATCCTATTGAATTAGAAGTTGAGAAAGTGATCGAGGTAGAAACGGGCGTCAAACTCGATTTGACCCCCTAAATGTAAAACGGGTTTACATGAACGAGGATAAAACTTGTACCCTTTGTGGGCGTTTCTATAGGGGAGACGGTCACAAAGGGGTTTGTACAAGTGAATGTTATTGGAAAGGCGTTTACGCCAAGAAGCATAAGAAGACTGTAAAGCCAGCGGTTCTTCATTATAAGCAGGAACCAAAAGAATCAGCGATACAGAAAGCAAATGCAAAGTGGCTGAAGGACGAAAAGCCTAAGCCAAAAACTAGAAAAGAAAAAAATCGAATAGAGCGAATCTTAGCCACGAAGCATGTGCGTCATGATGAATGGTCAGGCAAGCAATATAGATCGGTTAGAGGATAAACAAATGAAATCAGGATGGGATAATTATGCCTCTGAAAAAAGGTACGTCCAAAAAGGTTATTTCCGGAAATATAGCGACGGAAGTTCGGGCCGGAAAACCCGTGAAGCAAGCCGCCGCGATAGCGTACAGCAAAGCCGGAAAGAGCAAAAAGAAGTAGCAATTCAGTCGTACGGTAAATGCGTACTACTGACTGAAGCCGTAGTGCCAAATGAACCATTCACAGCGGATGAAGCAATGGCATTGCAGATTTATGAAAATGCTTTGAAAGAAGCAGCACCAAAATTAAAGGAGATTGAAAATGGCCAAAGCGAAGTTGGGGTCGGGCAGCCGATTCAAAGCAGTGGAAAAAGCGGCAGCGAAGTCAGGGGCAGCCAATCCGGCAGCCGTGGCAGCAAAAGCCGGAATGGCAAAGTACGGAAAAGCAAAGATGGAAAAGATGGCAGTAGCAGGAAAGAAGAAGGCTAAATAGCCTTCCTTACATGATAATGTATTCAGTAATGAATACGATGCCAGGAGTCCCAGCACCACCGGCGCGTGCGACATTGACACCTTTGTTGGATGCGCCGCTTCCGCCTCCTCCATAGCCAGTACCTACAGAGCCAGCGGCTCCAGTGCTTGAGTTCTGAGGAACTCCACCACTAAATCTACCACCAGCGCCATCGCCACCATAGCCAAGTTGATCGGAAGTCGAAGCATAACCGGATCCACCGAAGTTGCCTCTAAATCTATAAGCTCCTCCAGTTCCACCAGTTCCACCAAGACCGCCAGCAGTGTTTAGAGAAATTGCGCTTGCTGCTCCTCCTACCCCTCCGGCTCCTCCGATGGCTGTCATTAAAGCAGCTACCGAAGTTGTTCCGCCAGTTCCGCCGGTGTTATTGCCGGCTGCGGCTCCTGTTCCTCCAGCACCGATAGTGATGGCGAGGCCAGCTCCTATAGTCGCGGCATCTAAGACACCCTCGGCATATTCACCACCCCCACCACCTCCGGCTTCTGCAAATTGTGAAGATCCCGTAATAGCAACCCCACCACCCCCACCACCCCCACCCATAATTTGGAAGTTAGCGTATTGAGTTCCTGCCGTAGGAGTATAAGTTCCTGTTGCCGTAATGGTTTGAGTTTGGATGACGTTAATGCCTCCCCCTCCTCCGCCACCGGATAGAGAAACGAAGCCATTAGCATCGACTGTGAACTGAGCACTGTTAAAGTGCGCCATTCCGCTTAGGTTAGCGGTTGTTGATGCGGCGGTAGTAGCATACTGGGCTTCGATATTAAACGTATTCAAAGCCCTTGTACGCGTTTCTAATGGCACTGCGTGATTGGCTACAATAGCTCCATTGACAGTAACCAACCCTCCGGCAGTCGGAAGCACAGGATTGACGCCTGGGGCAGTATTCGCCTGAACTTGAAAACTTACTGGAGTCGCTGAACCTTCGTTAAGCTGAATCCAGTATGCTACATTCGCTACAATCTTCGAGAGATACCACATATCTCCCTGAGTTCCTGTAGTTGGATTGATGCCAATGAGCCAAAAAGTATTAAATGGGTAGAGCTTACCGTTTTCTGGCATACGATAATCAGCGCCCGTAGGCTGCCTATTCCTAGACACGACGGTTGCTATAGCGACATTTGCCCCTAAATATCTCGAAGGATTGTTAGGTGATAATCCGGTTAAGCTTGTGCTACTCATTGTTACTCCTTTTTGTCCGTTAAGGCGCTTAAAAGCATTCCGCGTGTTCCGGCGTGATTGAAATCAATCGTAGGATCAACCCAGATATCTACGCCGGCTTTTCTTGCATTTCTGCAAAAGGTATAATCTTCTCCCCAAAACTCACCGTCATAAATCTCACAGCCAAAGAGCATCCATCCTTTCGCGTGTTTCATAGATTCATGTTTAGGCTCGTAATAAAGTTCTGGAAGAGCTTTCTCCATCTTCTCAAAAACGTTTCGTTTTAAAAGCATGAAACCTGCTGGGATGTATTCCATTTTTAGCAAGCTACCCTCTGTCACAATTGATTGATCTTCCTTCAAAACTGGACGGAAGGTGAAAGAGTTTTCGCTGCGAGAAGGATAAACTCCAGCAACGAATTCTTTATCAGCCAAAAGCATTTGAACTACTTTTTGTGCCGGCCATCCAAGATCGGAATCAATACAGAGTAAATGAGTGCAATCGCTCTCCATAAACATCTGAACAATACGATTCCGCTCAGCAATAATAAGCGAGCCGGAAGTCGTGATGTTGTAAACCACTTGGACCGAATTCGTCATTAAGAGAAAAGTTGTCTCCGAAAGAGAAATAGCGTAAGGTACATGGACAGTTCCGGAATAAGCCGGCGTTGCAATCATAACTTTATTCATTCTAGGTTGCCTTTATATAGAGCGATCTACTGAAGTTCGCTGGGGTTTCTACCGTAATTCCGAGCTGCGCATCCGTTGGCAACTGAAATTGAGTAGTTGTATCATATAAATATATTGAAGGCGAATTGACTACAACACCTCCTGCACCTGGAGCAACAAAATATGAAGCTCCAGCAACTAGAGCAAATAAAGTTGAAGTTGTAGGAGAAGTCCTAGAAACCCAAGTGGTAGCATTCGTTGATGTCCAAATAGATCCACCACCTCCGACCATCGCATAGATTGCCGAGGTTGTATCGTATGCCAATCCTTGGATTGCATTCGTTGGACTAATAACTGGCTGCTCAGCCCAAGTCGTTCCATCGGTTGATGTAAGGATGGTTCCTTGCGCTCCTCCGACTACGAATATTGTCCCGAAAGTCACGGCGTTAAGCTGTTGAGTTGTAAAGGAAGTTCTTGCATTCCAAGTGATCGCATCTGTCGAAGACAAGACGGTTCCTGCGTTTCCTGCTGCCACATAAACGCCGGCTCCATAAGCCATGCCATTCAATGGCGCAGTTGTTCCGCTAGTGCGGCTTGTCCATGTCAATCCGTCCGTGGAAGTAGAAATATTTCCTACTGTCGTACCGTAGACATAAAGGCTATTCCCGAATCCTAAGCTAACAATGGTTCCAGAGTTTCCCGATTGAACGGCAGGAGTCCATGTGATCGCATCCGTTGAAGTCAAGTAGACGTTATTTCCTATTGCCCTATAATTCGCTCCATCGTAAGCTAGACCGATTAAATCTGTGGCAGTTCCGCTTGTGCGAGCTACCCAGGTAGTTGCGTCGGTTGAGGTTCCAATACCTCCTCCAACTGTGGCATAAACATAAAGAGAATTAGCAAAGATCATGCTTAAGATTGAGCTAGTGGTATTGCTTGTACGGTTTGTCCAGGTCGTCGCATCCGTTGAGCTTGCGATTCTTCCTCCACCACCTCCATAAGCAAAAACTGTGCCAAAGGTGATGGTCGAGATCGTGCTCGTGGTCGCGCTTGTCCTTGCTGTCCAAGTCACTGCGTCGGTCGAAGTAAGCATTACCCCACCAACTCCACCGGCTAGATAGAGACTTCCACCGAAAGTAAGGGAAAAGAGAGATGAGGTTGTGCCGCTCGTTTGAGCAACCCAAGTCACTGCATCTGTGGAAGTTTTAATCATTCCACCAGGACCGGCAGCCACATAGGTAGTGCCATAAGTCAAAGCAAAGATTGATGAAGTTGTGCTTGCTGTTCTCAGTGTCCAAGTCGTGGCGTTTGGAGACGTCATAATCTGGCCTAAGGAAGATCCTGCCACGTATTGGCTATTTGCAAAGATCAAGGCATTCACACTTGTTAATAAAGGAATGTTTGGTGCACCCCAAGTCGTTCCATCTGTGGAAGTGGCTAGATAGTTATTACCTCCTGCTGTTACGTACAAACCTGCGTTGAAAACCAAAAGGTTTCCAAGGTTCGCAATCACGCTTGAAGGAGAAGGAACTTTTGTAAACCAGCTCGTCCCGTCTGTCGAAGTCATCATCGCGCCGGTAGATCCGGTTGCCAAAAACTTTGTTCCGTAGACAGTTGCTAAAAGACCGCTATTATTTGGAACTGGCCTTTTTACCCAGGTCTTTGAATCCGTAGAAGAAAGAAGGGTTCCGCTTACACCTGTAACAACATATGCTCCATTTCCAAAAGATGCTCCGGAAAGGTTTGTAGTGGTGTTAGAGATTTGATTAGTCCAGAATTGTCCTGGAGGATTAATAAGTCCTACCGCTGCAAATAATGCTGGATATGTGGCCTGCGCTAAAACTTGACCATTCAGTTTTAGCCATCCGGCTGCTAGAATTGTTGCATCTCCTCCAGCATTAGCAAAATAATCCATTTCACCAATTATAGTCCCTCCGCTTCCGGCAGGCACAGCCCAAGAACCATCGCCTCGCCAGAAAGTGGTAGCCGTTGCTCCAGTTCCGCTATTCAAATGCGAAACCGCAAGATTACCTGAGACGAAACTAGCCAGGTCGATTGGAGTTCCATTCCAAACGCCCGTGGTAATCGTCCCTAGAGTTGTGATTGATGTTTGCCCTACGTATGTGGCAGCGATATCAACCACAACAGCGCCAGTCGTAGGAGTAACCGTTATCCGGTCGGGAGTACCGGATACGCTGTCTACAGCGCCTCCCCCTCCCCCTGCTTCATAGTAATCAAGTCTATTAGTGAAGGGATTATATTTGTATGGCATATGACCTCTATGAATATGTTAATGCTGCACGGTTATCCCAGATGAAATTAAACTCACTGGAAGCGTGGCCTAAAGTATCTTGAGGCCAAGTAATAGACAGAAGATTGTTGCTTCCGTCGTACGTTAGAAGAGCAATCTGCCACTTAGCCACCGAAGTGGCTGTCCCAGGACGAGCAAATCCTTTATAGATAAGATTCGTCCCAGTATAACTCCCTCGGAAAGTCATATCTCCCGTATAGGAGTCTTGGATGACATTTCCTTGGGCATCTTTCTTTAAGATCGTCTGATTGACGTTATTAATCATTTGCGCCCCCTATTAGTTAACGATTTCCCAGCCGACTACTGAAACGTCCGCTGCTTGTGCAGCAGTAGCATCCGCAGGTTCAACCGCTCTAATGGTGAAAGAGGTTCCAGCAGTTCTTGTCAAAATTGACAGGATACCTAAGGCAGCCGCACCTGTAGCACCAACACCCTGACGATAAAGTCGGATTTGAGAGTTTGCAGTCACAGCAGTTGTGGCAATAATAGCTTCACCGGCAACTAAAGTAACCGTACCTGCTGAGTTTGCGCCGGCAGCAGTTGTTGTCGCTACACTAGTGTAAACATCTTTATTACCTGCTGTTCCTCTAACGATATTACCATTTGTCGCTGTGATATTACCTAGAGTGGCTGTAACGGTCGTTCCAGCTGTGACAGATCCTAATGTCGCCGAAATATTGCCAGCTGAAGCAACAATATTTCCTAATGTAGCAGTGACATCACCTGTCGTTGCAGTAACCGATGTCATTGATCCGGCTCCAGCTGTCAATGCACCGCCATCAAGATTCAATGGAGTTGCACCACCGTCAGTTAATAGGCCCATTAAAGCCAAGCCTGCCTTAATTTCAGTTGTTGCGCCTGGTCTTGCAGCCGCAGCTACACCAAAGAAACCGATCGTTCCTGTCGCGTTACCAATGTTAGTTACTGCTCCTGCACCTGTTGCAAGGCTAGTTAAGCCTGTAGAATCTAAAGTCGTCGCATGCACTGGTCGTGGAGTTGTGCTACCAAAACCGAGCACTGGAGGAGAAGCAAAGTTTGCTACACCACCGGCTGAAACCGCAGCAGCTAATTGAGCTGGAGTGATAACCACGTTCTGAGCTGTCCCTGCCGTAGCTTCTACGTCAGTAGCTAAGCGGACGATCCCTTGTTTGTATTGTGTTCCTGGTTGGCCGTCATAGCCATTAGGATTTCTAAGATTCAAAGTTGCCATAAACCCTCCGGAGGTTTAAAATAATTACTTTACATTTAACGCGAAAACCATTTCCGCGTCTTTAAAAAAGTGATTCGTATTCACTTTAACGAACCACTGTGCTATGATTTAGACCTTAACCAGGAACTCTTATGGAATTCTTAGCTGTCTTCGTCACCTTTAGCGTCTTAGGCTGGATGTTCGATTAATCCAGTTTGACCTTTATACCCTCATCATCAAGGTATTTCTGCATCGCATCATGTGCAGAGCGGAAGGCTCTGGGCGATTCATTCTTTAGAGAATGAAGGCCCCTGACCAATAAGTTCTGAAACTTAGGATCAGTTAAAAACTTCTCTGCGATTTTTTTAGATGCTATACCTGCTCCCTTAGATGCTAAAACTGCTGCTAATCCTTCCATATCACCTTTATAAAGGTAATATCCTGCTCCTCCAGCGCGAGCTAGATCTAATGCTTGATTTCCTTGAAGAAGGTTTGTTGCTTTCCATGCTTTATCGAAGTCTTTGACTTCGCGTCCTGTTTTGGAAATCAGTTCAAGGTTTCTGGTTTGAGTAGCGCCAAGAACATCTTCGAAGAGGTGTACGTTCTCGGCCTTATCAAAGAGTTTGTTTAGCTTTTTGTAGTCGATTCCATCTTGCGTAGCAGCTTTTTGGATCAGGTTGTGGACGTCCTCAGCCTGATAAGCTCTACGGATTCCGGCGTTAGCCACTTCGAATTCCTCAGCAAGTTGACGGCCAGCTCTTCCTTCGCTGCGGAAAGTATCCTTGATACCGTTCTTTACCTGAGTAATGAGGCGATCTTTTTGTGATCTCCCCATCCATGCGCCGGCTTTATTCAACTCCTTATAGAAGTTCATGAAGTTCTCGGCTGTCGGATTCTGAGTTGAAGCAACCACGGCATCATAAAGACGATTTAGGAATGGTTCAGCCTCAGGATTTCTCCCAAGATTTCGACGTAATTCCCGTACAACTCCAGTTGCGGAGTCGATAAATGGCGTTGAATCTCGTATGACAAGATTCGATCCATTACGAGCGACTTGACCATAGACATCCGAAGCCAATTGGTGTACATGCGCTGTTCCTTGTTCGATTCCAGGAATGCTTGATGTCAGAATATCTGACACCATTTGATCAGAATGCTCGGCGAAGTTTTCAAAGGCTTGTTCGGTTTTCGCACCTTTCGAAGCTTTTACCCCAGCTTTCTTTCCTTTCGAAGCGTGATTAATCGCCAGAGTAATATCTTCCTCTGTGTAACCAAGTCTTCGGAGATTGTTAATCTTGTCAGCTACTTCTTTTTTAGCCGAACCTTGTAAGACTTTCTTACCAGCTTGACCTGGTGATAGAAGTAAACCTGCGATCTCGGCTGCGGCTTGAGTTAGAGGGCCTGCGCCAAGTTCTTCGGCTGTTTGGCCTAATCCAGCCCCTACAACAGCCGGTAATGGATTCACCTGACCGAATGCCAGGCCTGAGCCGTAAAGCTTACCTGTGCGTCCTGCGTATCGTCCAGCCATTGACTCTGCTTCTCCTGGTCCACCAATCGCTTCATTTACGTCCCGAAGATTCTGCGAGGTAGGAAGTCTCATAGAGGTAGGAAGAAAGTCATCATCATCGCTCAGCGAATAGATGTCTGAGAAGGAGGGTTTATACCCTGGCTGCTCCATCCGTTGAAGAGTTTCGAAGTCTCTACTGTTCTTGCCTTTTACGGCTTCGCTTTCTTTGTTGAGTCCGGCGAGTTCTGCAAGATCGCCCCAGGTTCCACCGAGTCCGATAAGAAACTCTTTTGTCCCCTGCTTGCCAACATCCTTTGCAACTTCCCAGTTCGTAAGTTCTTTTTTCGGTTTATTCTTCTCTTTTTTAACCGCTGCGATCTCATCTTCTCTGGGTCTAAGTTCTGCGAAGACATCTAAATCCTCCCCATCTGCTTCATCCGCTGGATTGTCATCTACTGCAATACCCGTTGGACGAACAGATGCGAAGATGTCATAGTCTGTGTCTTCTTCCTCTTCCTGTGGTGGCGCTTGTTGTCCTATTGGATTCATGATAGTGACGCTCCGTAAGGTGGTTTAGAATATTTTTCCACTTCATTAGCTGGCACGTGAAGAGGACGCCTCTTCTTGTCATACATCAATACTTTCCCAGGAGGGACATTCTGAATCGCCTGGAAATCTATCGCTGTCTGTTTGAGTTCTTTTGAAATTTTCTCAGATTGTAGAGCAAACTCTTCATTAACTTTCCGTTGAATTCCTTCAGGGATTTGACCGCCATTTTCCTCTAACATCTTCTTAGTGATGTCGGAATAGAGCTTGTCATAGCGAATTGCGAGCTTCTCTTTCTTGATAATCTGTCTGTTTGCTTCCTTGCTGAATCTTTCACTGATTGTGGCATCACGGAAGAATCCGAATTCCATCTGTGAGATTTGGGAGCCGATAACGCCCTTGATGTTAGAATTCTTAACCATCTCTTTTGCGTAGCTAGAAAACTCTCGGAATCCTTCGGAAGTGAACTGAAGTAAGCCAGCTTTCTGCATGGCTTGATCCCAAGCTTGTCCAGTCACACCTTCTTCATTCAAAACGTCGGCTGCTTCAACCGTTTGCTGTCTTGCAACTAAACTCGGATACTTAGAGGCTTGCTCATCCACAAAAGCCACATCATTCTCAGCTTGTTTCTTCGTCAGAACACTAGACCTTTCGTTGGCAATCTTCGCTTCCTCACCGTAAGGCTTAAGAACACTATCAGTATTTTCCTTAGAAACTCCTGAATCCCTGAGCATCTTTCCTTTCTTAGGAAGCGAAGCTCCTTCAAATTCTGGAAGGCTTTCTACGTGTTGAATCCTGCGAAGCTGATCATCGTTGATAGGTTGACTTGCTTGCGTCCCTTTCTCTGGGCGAGTGACTTGCTCAGCCATCTTCGGATCGTCTTCATAAGCAGCGAGAGATCCAGGAGTTAAATTCCTTCGTCTCTCTAGGTCAGCGACCTTTGCTTTATTTGAAGCTTCTTCCTTAGCTTTCTTCTGGAGTTCAGTATTATGCTTCTGAAATTCCATAAGCTGCTTTACGGTGTTCACTCTCGTGGTCGGAGAAATTCCAGGTTTAGTTTGAATTTCCTGAATCGTTTTCTCTAAGTTCTGTCCATCCCTTTGATGCTGGCTATAGATTTCTTTAAGAGCGTCAGTCTCGTCAGCTTCAATCTGGTTTTCTCTATTGCGTTTGCTAAAACCTGCAAGAGTTTTTTCCAAGTTTGTCTGCTCTGTTCTTGGGCTAGGAGATAAATCTATTACTTGTGCGCCTGGCATATTTCCTCCTTATACCACCGCAGGAGCGGCGGCTGCGGTTGCAGGTTTGTTACCTTTCTTCAGATAGTCAGCAAACCATTCGCCGGCTGCTGGGCCTACAGTTCCTAAGATCTGATCAATAGCACTGGGAGCCTGAGCACCTGGTTTCTCATAAGCAAAAGTCTGTGTTCCAAGGACACTATTGATTGCATTCTGCTTGTTCTGGTTAGCTTGCTGCTGTCCCTGAAAAACGTTCTGCGATCTCTGAGCATCTAAATTCTCTTGAACATCTCTACCTGCACGAGATAAAGATTCTCCAGCATAAGAGCTATTTTGCAGGTTATTGCTTCTAAACTGCCCTGTAATTCCAGGGATGATATTCTCTTGGAAGTTCCGGTTTGCAGCTCTTCCAATTGTTTTATCAAAAACGTCGTTGTATCCTTGCGCGTCGAAGTTGTACATGTCCTTCATAGGACCTTCACCCCTGATCGAGCTGATATAGTCGTTATAGAGAGCCTGTTGTTGAGGATCTAAAGTGCTTCTCTTTTTAGGCTTTTTCTTTTTCTTTCCACCAAAAAGCCCAGAGATTCCCCCGATGATTCCACCAACTGCTCCGCCGATTGCTGTTCCTACTCCAGGGATAATCGAGCCGATACTTGCTCCGGAAACTGCTCCGGAAACTGCACCTCCTGCTCCTCCACCCCAATCTGCTTTAGGCATATATTCCTCCAATGTAAAGCGGTTTTACATTATGTAATTAGTGTCCATGTCACCGCATTTGCGGTGGTTCGGCTAGTCATCATCCAGGCAGTATTCGTGTCTGTTCGAACAAAGACGTCGCATATTTCAAAGTTCTTGTTGAAGTCAGAGTTCGCCGGTGGATTCATGTGTGGTCTTTGGTTTCCATCCGTGGCATACTTTGAAATCTTCGTATTCACTGCCTGAGCCGTGTCATTGTAAGCTTGCGAAAGCTGACGTGTAAGCTCTGGATTTTCATTCCTAAGAGCTTGACCCCAGTTGTAATTCGTGATGAGCGTTGGCATTAGATTAATCTCCCTACTGGCTGGAATCCTGGCATGGTAGCCTGGATATTTATCTGTGCCCCAGACTGCCGATTTCTAAGCCGGAACTGAATGAATTTGCCAACCTGGTTAATAAAGACCTTGTACCACTTCTTGTTGCCGTCCTCGAAGACCATGTTCGTCATGTTCCCTTGATAAGGATCTTGAGAGAGGTTATTGAGCTGAGTCTTATGTCCAACATCGTTAGTGATGATGTCGATGCTCATCTTGGCATTTTCTTGCACCCCGACATACCCTCCTGAGGTATAAGCTCCGAAACCAGTCGAGTCGATGCCGTTGAGTGAAAAAGACAAAGTGTCGATGACTGTGATAAATGCAAGAGTGCCATTCAATTGAGTCATTCCTCCAATGCCAAAAAAGGTTACTTGATCGCCAGTGTGAAGATCGTGCGCTATCTCAGTAGAAACCACGCATGGATTTGATTGAGTGATGTCGTCAATAACGAGATTTCTTTGAAGGTCCGTGCCTGTAGAATCGACATACATGTAAAGCCAGCCGCATCGAACCTTTCTGTCTTGGTTAATGAAAGGATTGAATTTCTTGAAGAGAGCAGAGAAAGGAATAACCCTTTGCGCTCTTCCGCCTGAAACATAAGGAGTGAAGCTAGTCGCTTGAACTACGGCATCCGATACATCTAATCTAAAAGTATTTCGATTAACTATTGAAACTATCGGAAACTGCTGGTTATTAATTTCTTGCATTCCCACGATTCCAGTTAAGAAAATGAAATCAGCTCCTTTTTCTGCATCATCAAGATTCAGGCTGTAGTTGTTGTAGTCGGTTGTCACTTCGATTGTCACAGAGTCAATCACTGTAATGTCATAAATTCTGACAGGATTGTCTTCTGATTCTGTTACCGATAGTCTCCAAATCTCTCCATTCTGACCGCCTCCGATACTGAATGGCGCGCCGGAATTATAGGAGAAAGAGTTCCAATTTCCGTAAGCAGCCGCAAAAGAAGCCCAGTTAGGATAGATTAGCAAGTCATTCCATGTAATAGTAAATGCAGTAATATATGTTCCCATACATGATAATGGGAGCCTATAGATTGAATAATTGTCTTCGTCATAGTTGGTCGTTAATATTCTCTTTGATGTGTCTTGTCCGGCAGGAGGATAGATAAGATAATGATCCCTGTCGGCATCCACTGTCCCAGCAAAGCAAAGAGTAAAGTTAGCTCCATCGACTTCATCAAATGAGAAGTCTGGGATTGCTTCATCCTGTCTTTCTACACGATAGCCATCTGAGATAATCAAGCCACGTCGAGAAGCTGCGGATGTTCGGTTCAGGTAAGTGATAACGCTAAAAGTCGCATCGCAACCACGAGACTCGTCGATCTTGTCTAAGACGAAAGGAGTCGTGTCATTGCCTGTATATTTGAGAACCCAAGTACTTCCTTCAGTAAAGATGATTAAATCATCTCGGTTAAACGAAGCTCCGTTAATCCATGTTCCGTCAGGGATATCAATTAACCCAGCGCCAGTCGCTGAAGTTCTAAAGTCATCTGAACTAGCTCCGGTTCCTGAAATTCGGATTCTCTGAGGATAGATGATTCCATTTTCAGTCGTCCTTAAAAGAATCAAACGATCCTTCATCTCTGCCATCCAAGAGCAAGTAAGAGTCGTCACTGCTGCTGGGGCTGGAACGGCCACTGTCGGAGTGGTTAACATATTGTAGACGTAAGCGGCTACGGTCGTTCCATCATATTGCTGGATAACGTCCTTATTATTGCAGAACAATAATCTAGGCGTATTGGTAGCGCTGGCATAATTTACCCAAGTAAAGAACTGGAATTTGTTGCCTGTATAAGGAGTTGTTGTTATGTCTTGTAATATATTTAATGTAGAATTGTATCTATTAATATAATTAGTACTAGCAACTATTAACTCTTTAATGTTGGTGTTTGTTATAAAGTTAGCTACCATCATTACTGGATCATCATTTCCAAAACTATAATGAACCACGACGGTGGAAGCGATAGCAGGAGGAACTGTAAAAGTAACTGAAATTGCTCCAGTCGCATAGTTTACTGTTCCTGTTCCATCGCCAGTAAAAGCGCCGGCGCCATCATCTATAACTGTTTGCTGAGGATTTGATCCTAGTAAGATCACACTTCCTGGCAAAAGGATGGTGGCAGCCGCGACCGTAAAGGTTGCATTGATTCCATTAATAGCACCCACGACCGCAAAGCTTGGAGTGCCAGAGACAATCCTTGATTCTCGGTAAGGAGCACCTCCTCTTTCCCCTGTAGCGAAATAATTGTATCCTTCTCTCTTAGACATGGTTCCGCGATAGACGAAGCCGTCAAACAATTGCTCTTGAGCATCGTCCGGAATGAGCCAAGGTTGGAGCCTTGTATCGACACCGGTCGCGTAGTTAGCTATGAGATAAGGAGCATAAGTCATTAGATTGACTCCACAATGATGTAATAGCCCACGGTTCTTGCACTGCTATTTCCATTCACAACTCGAATATTCGAGCCGCTGATAGAAATGTTTGGTTTACTTGAGTTATCGCTATCTTTAATAAGAGCAGCATCAACAAAAGTAGTTCCAGATTTATAGAACATGTAATATCGGTAGAAGTTTCCTGCTGGAGATATATAATTAACAAAGATCGTTCCGAAACTATTATTAGGAATTGTGTAGATCGTTCCTGAAGTAGCATTCCCTGCTAATGCAACCGACCCTGTCACTTTAGTAGGGCCAGCCACTAAAGGAGTAAGTTGATAATCAGTTGCACCATTGTAAAATCTAAGCTGCGTCTGCCCAGCGCCATCAAGCCATGAATAAAGAATAGAATTCGCACCGGTAGGCAAACCGCCTGGCATCGCTCTAGCGATCATTGTGCACTGTCTATGAAAGCCATCTGTAGACTGTGCTGTATCGTTAAACACGTGATCGGCGTTGATGATTGTCTTCAGCCGTGCAAAGTTCGTGTTGTTTTGTGGAGGAAACAACCCTGGCGATTGTCCGGCATTTGGAATATTTGGATCAAAAGTCATGGTTAAAACTCCGGTGAAGGGCGTTGATTCTGATATTGCGAAACGGTTCTTGAATAAACCAAAGCACGATATCGTTGAAATGCTGGATAGATTTCCCTCCACTTATCCATCTCGCCGTAATCCGAAAAGATGTCTAAGGCAGCTCCGTAGCAGATGTAGCGATAAAGATAGTCTTGATTCAGAACGCCGTTGCTTATCTGAACTTCAACCTGATAGGCAGCGATCTTGATCAAATAATCTTTATCCGGAGGTCCTCTAAAAGTCAGCTCGTTATTGTAATAGAGCACGTAAGTCGGACGCTGTGGCTGATAAGTCTGCGTTTCAGGCCATATCGCATAGAATTCCTGAGGGTTTTGATACCAAAACACAGGGAATCCATCGGCATAGCATGGCGGCTCAAGAGTCGAAGCTCCTATATTCCCATTGATCATCGGAATCGTCTGTAAATCCACAGGTAATGGATCAGGCAAAACAAGAG